GGGAACGAGTAGTACAGGGCGGTACATCTTCAAGCAAGACCTTTTCAATCCTTCCTATCCTTATCATGTACGCTAAGGATCACCCACTATCAGAAATAAGCGTAGTATCTGAATCAATCCCACATCTCCGTAGAGGGGCTATCCGTGACTTCCTAAAGATACAGGACGAGATAGGTAACGACATCTACACCCAATGGAATAAAAGCACCCTGACATGGACTAATCTGAACGGCTCTATTATTGAGTTCTTCTCAGCCGACCAACCCGACAAGATGCGAGGGGCTAGGCGTGACGTTCTCTTTGTTAACGAAGCCAATAATATAACGTGGCAAGCATATCACCAACTATCTATCCGTACCCGTAAGTTTATCTACGTGGATTTTAACCCTACTCAATCATTCTGGGCGCATACTGAACTAGTGGCTCACGGTGCAGACCATGTGATACTAACTTACAAAGATAACGAGGCGTTAGAACCCGCGATAGTCCAAGCAATAGAGGAAGCAAGGGAGAAAGCCAAGACCTCTACCTATTGGGAGAACTGGTGGAAGGTGTACGGCTTAGGTCAGCTAGGAGTATTACAGGGCGCGGTTTACGATGACTGGAAGCAATGCGACAAGATGCCTGAATCATGGAAGTGGAAATCCTATGGGTTGGATTGGGGGTATAGTAACGACCCATCAGCAGCCGTTGAGGTATGCTACTTCGAGGGTGCAATCTACATGAACGAACTACTATACGAGAAGGGGTTAACTAACCCACAACTAGCGGAGCGTTTACAGGGCTTTAAATCGGGTGAGTGGATAGCTGACTCATCAGAACCTAAATCAATCGCAGAGGTAAGAGGTCACGGCTTCAGGATAAGAGGATGCCCGAAAGGTGCTGATTCAATTCGGTCAGGTATTGACAAGCTCAGGAGTATTCCTATCTTTGTTACATCTTCAAGCGTGAACCTTATTAAAGAACTGAGGGGCTATGTATGGAAAACAGACAAGACGGGAGAACAGATGGGAGTTCCTGTGGATAACCTGAACCACCTGCTAGATGCTGCACGTTATGTCTGCATGGAAAAGCTAAAGAGTTCAAGTGGTAAATACGCGATACGGTGAAGCTAACCAAAGCCCAACTAATAGACCGCAAAAAGAAAGCTGAGAAGCGCGTTAAATATTATCAGAAGAAGATAGATGCTATTGAACAGGAAGAAAAACGAGTAGGCTTCAAGTGGTTAAAATAGGCTTTATAACAACCGACTCTCAGGGGGTGGAGTACCACCGACTGATAAAGCCTTTCAGCTTATTGGAAGGATTCGATATAACCATGTGTGAGGGGGTTACAAATGAACTGCTAGATATGGGGTTCGATGTGGTGGTGTTCTCCAGGACGTTACCGCTATTCGGTAAGCAGAACCAAAAAGAAGGGAACTACTTTAAACAGAAGGACTTTATCAAGGCTTTGAAGAATCGAGGCGTTTACGTGATATGCGACATTGACGATTATTGGATATTCGACACAAACCACATAGCAACCCACATTCAAAAGAGGGTATTCAAAGGTCAATGGATAGACGCTATTATTAACGCTGATGAAGTATGGACAACGCACGAACATCTAGGCAACTACATCGACAAGCTGAATAAGAACTGGCACGTAATACCCAATGCAATAGACCCGAATGAAGCGCAATGGAAATCAAGAGAAGACAAGCCACGCGGTAACCGTATAGGATGGGCGGGGGGTGTTACCCACTTCCATGACCTGATGCTAACTGATGGGTGTTGGGGTGATGACTATCCTGTTATTTGTGGGTTTAAGGATGACCCGCAATGGATAAAACTAGCTGATAGATTCAGGGCTGATTATGTGGACGGGATGGACGTTTGGAACTATGGTCAACTATACGACTACTTTGATATAGCTATTGCTCCTTTAGTGGATAATCGGTTCAATAGATGCAAGTCGAACCTGAAGATAATAGAGGCGGGAATGAAAGGATTACCTATATTTGNCCAGAACATACATCCTTACATAGATGACGCACGAGGAATTTATAAGGTGGATGATTGGAAAGCCGCTATCCGAGAGGCTGGAAATATGGAACATGAAAGAATCTACGAAGATGGACAAGCCCTCAGAGCGTACTGCCTTGAGAACTACGACCTCAACAAAGTCAACGAGAAACGAAAAGAACGGCTGTGGTACTGACGTAGGAATGGCAACCGTTGCAAAAAATGCAATAGTTAATTAGGCAATAAAAAAATAGAGCAAATAAAGAATGAAGATAACACTACCTACATCTTGGGGTGGGGTGACCCTTAGAGAATATCAATCCTATATCGAACTGATTGAGGAATCAAAGAAGAAACTCGAAATATCCACTAACCCAAAGGTGACGGAGTTTGAGGTAGAGTGTGCTATCATATCTTTGTTCTCAGGTCACGACATGGACGACCTTCTATTATTGAATCAAAGCAGCCATAACAACCTATGGAATAAACTAGGCTTTCTATCAGACCCGATTGAGGGTAAGATAAACACCCGAACCAAGCTGAACGGACGTAAGTACTACTTTGAGAAGAACGCCAACAAGATAAACGGGGGTCAATGGATAACCTTACAGCACTTCCTGACAGACCAGGATAAGATAGATTCTAATCTTCATAACCTTCTAGCGTGTTTTGCGTATCGGGTCGATTGGTTCAAAAAGACCTACAATGCAAAGGAACATAACCAAGTCGCTGAAGATATGCGAGGCTTACCGATGACATTTGTAAAACCTTTAACTGATTTTTTTTTGAAGGATTGGGAGCAATCCGTAAAGAGTTCCCTACGTTATTTAGAGATGACAGCGAAGCATCTACAACGGAAGGCGAAAAAGTTGCAACGTTCCTATCAGTCTACGGATGGCTCAACACCGTTGACAACCTCACAAACGGACGTCCCGAACTTTGGGACTTTTACCACGACATGAATATTATAGAGTTCTTAAATAGGCTATCGTTCCACAAAGCAAAGGGAATCTATGAACGTCAACAGATGAAAAGAAAATGATTGCTAAACTGACCACTAATAACTTTACGGTATGGGTTGAACCTATGGACGGTCAGGACATGGTTGCGTTGATTAACAAGACAACCCAGATATATGAGAAGCGTAATTTAGAGAACGGAATAATACGTATCTTTGACAATGATAGGAAGGAAGAATATTACAAGGAAGCGTTATGAATTTTAAGAAGGTCACAGAAGCACTAAACGAATCGGCTACTTTGGTAGTATCGGAACTAGGTAAGAACCTAGATGAAAGCAACACCCACGCATCAGGGTCGCTTAGTAAGTCTATCAAATATAAAATGTTCACTCGTGGCAATAAGATAGGCTACGATATAACCATGAACGACTATTATGAGTATGTGGATGAAGGACGCAAACCAGGAAAGCGACCACCAATAGAACCGATAGTAAAATGGCTTACCTATCCTAACGTGAAAGCCAAACTGAAAGGCGGCAACGATTCAGACTTTAAAGACCCTAAAGGATTAGCGTATGTCATAGCTCGCAAGATTCACGAAAAGGGAACAGAAGGAAACGACTTCTTCACCGATGTTGTTGATGATAGCCAATTCATCAGACGGTTGAATAACGACATCCTAGACGCTGCTATGCTAGATGCTGAAGCGGTACTAGAAGAAGCGTTCTCAACTATTCAGACGGGCTAAAAACAAAAACCTTTGCTTTATATTTTAAAGCATGGGAATACTAGTACACTCGCAGCCCTCCGCTTATGGGTTGGCACATAACGACAACCCTTATGTGTTCAGGTCAACCAACTACACAACCACTCAACGCTTCAAGGTCATGGTCTTACCATCGACCTATCCGACCGACCCCGCTATTTCTACGGCAAGGGTTTACCCACGGCAAGGAATAGACGTAAATGGAGTAGTAACATCAGACCGCGCTTACTACGACCCTTCGAGAATCTTACAAACTCAGGTAGGTTCGGACATTGCTATCCCTGCTGCGAATCATGCAGGTATCTTTAACGCGCCTAATATGCATACGGAGTATGGTCTATTTTTGCAGGAAGAGGATTTAGTTGGGGGCGTGTATGTCGGTGGTGCTTCATTTTCTGTGAACGTGAAAAGCGTGTGGAACGGGGTTAGAAATGAAATAGATTGGCTAGACTTTGATTATACGGATTACAATACTTCGGTGGTTGGTAAGAAGTTCCTAAGTGATGCACCTGCTACGAGATACATCGATAGCGATCAATCAGCTTTCTTACATTTCTTATCCGTTGGTGCTGCTTCGGGTAAAGGTGTAGCAATAGCCAGTTATGATTCGGACGGTGTACAGGTTTCCACGGGTGTTATAGACGGTGCTTCAATGATAAATAACGAATACTGTTATGTTGCTTGTGGAACATACGACATAGAAAACTCTGACCCATCAGCGTGGACTTCAGGCAACCCTGCTACAATATTAGTGGGTGCTGCGAGCTACACGGTACAACTAAGGGTATCAAGTATTCTGTCTGAAATTATCACCTTTAACATTGACCAAAAGTGTAGTAAATACACTCCTGTTCGTTTACATTGGCTTAACCGCTTGGGAGGGTATGATGCTTTTAATTTCAATCTAAAGAGCGAAGAAGAAAGTAAGGTAACAAGGAATAGTTATGTAAGTCAACCCCACACCTTCAGCGGTACTTCGTGGGACTACACCAAAGCAAGCCGAGGGCGTACTGAGTACAACGTAGAGACTCAGGAAATGCTAACGATTAACACCGACTTCTTAACCGAGTCAGAAAGTACATGGATGAACGACCTATTTACTTCACCTATAATCTACCAGGAACTTAACAACGAACTGATAGCTGTCAATATAGACGGGCGGGGTATCAAGAAGCAAACATCTTTGAATGACAAGTTAATGCAATACACTTTCGATTTAGAATACTCACTAAGGAATAAGAGACAACGTGGCTGAAGTTCTGATTGAGGGTCGTAGGTTGGATGTTAAGGAAGAGTTAGACTTTTCCTTCAATTACTCTATTGCTGACGTTAGACACCCTGAACGTAGAAGCACCGAGTACAGCAAGACGATTCAATGTCCTAGCAACACCAATAACGATAAGTTATTCGGTCAGATATTCGATGTCAACATATCGAACCCCTACGACTCCACCGAGTTAAACGTAGAAACCAACTTCAACCCCAATAAGAAAGCAGAAGCTAGAGTTATTTCGGACGGTGTGGAGGTTATGGCGGGGGTGATTCAGTTGCGTAAAGTAAAGATAAAGAGCAACAACTATATCTATGAAGTGGTGTTTATTGGTCGGCTGATTAACATCTTTTCAACCTTAGCAGATAAACAACTCAACGGAGTTGACGGTACAGGAACGAGATACATAGATTTCTCAGACCTAGACCACAACTACACAAGAGCAAACGTTGTGTCATCATGGACGGGTTCGGATTACGTTTACCCGATGGTTGATTATGGCAACAATCTATTTTGGGTATTAGGTCAAAGGCAATACGCGGTAGGAGACTTCAGACCCGCGATATATTTAAAGACGATAATAGATAGAATCTTCAGTTTTGCGGGGTTTACTTATACAAGTACCTTCTTTGATTCATCGTTCTTTGCTAAACTGATAATTCCATTCAGTAAAGAACAGCTATGGGCAGACCAAACGACTACCAACACCCGAAAGTTCCAAGCGTCACAAAGCGCGGCAGATGGAGCACTCACAGAGGTGGACTTTCAGGCTATCACCTCAGAGGTAGGTTATAGAACCCTTCGACTAGACGATGATTCCACGGGCGAGAACTTCGACACGGGCGGTAATTGGAACACCTCCACATGGCTTTATCTTGTTCCAGACCCAGGAATCTACACATTCACGGGCGTTCAATCCATAAGCCTAGAAAGGACACAAGTAAACGCTAACCGTATTTTCAGCGGTAGCGTTAAGATACACTTAAGGATAGTTAAGGTTGATCTATCTTTGGTTGAAACGGTCATAGCTGAAACGTCAGGCACTTACGACCTGACAGGTAACCCCGCATCTTACGACCAAACGCTAGATTTATCAGTAACCTCAAACGATGAGATACTGTTAGCGGGTGAAAAGATATTATACCGTTTCCTTCTGAACAATAACGACTTGTCAATAGTAAATTTATCAGGACAAATTCTCGCAAATTCTAACCTATTCACAGACTTCGACCTAATAAGCCTAACGGCAACAGGTAAGAATGAACCAAGCAACGTAATATTTGAAGGTGATAACATCTTTATGAATCAGGTCACGCCAGAGGTAGGTATGACCGACCTATTGCTTTCTGTTGCTAGGATGTTCAATCTATATCTATTACCGAACCCTGACGATGAAAAGGATATTATCATCGAAACACGGGACGACTTTCATAGTAGTGGCGTGACGAGGGATTGGACTAAAAAAATGGATAGAAGCAGTAGTATAGATATTGAACCTATGGGACTACTTGCTGCTAGGGAGTACATTTACACCTAT